AATTGAGCGCGAAGTAAAGCAACAGAGCCTGGAGAAACACATGAAGGAGAGCCAGGACGAGCCGAACAAACCACCGCTCACAAAGATTGACGGTTCATTAAACCCGAGGGCGACTGAGGAATACCAAAAGTCGTTCCGCAGTTACGTCCGCGGCGGCATCCAGGTTTTAGCTGCGGAAGAAGTGCGAGCGATGCAAGCGGACGACCCGACTCTGGGCGGATATATGATAGCGCCCCAGCAGTTCGTGGCTAATCTGATTAAGGCGGTGGATGATGCGACTATCATCCGGCCCCTGGCCACGGTATTCCCGGTGGAGAAAGCCGAGTCTCTGGGCGCTCCTTCCATGGATACGGACGTATCCGACCCGGAGTGGACCGGAGAGATTACGACTGCGCCTGAGGATTCTTCCCTGCGCGTCGGGAAACGGGAATTGCGGCCGCATCCGCTGAGCAAGTTGGTTAAGGTTTCTAATAAACTGCTGCGGATTTCGGCGATTACCCCGGACACCCTTGTCCAGCAGAGGCTGGGTTATAAATTCGGGATTGTCCAGGAGAATGCACACCTGACCGGAAATGGTGCAGGACAACCGCTGGGAGTCTTTACCGCTTCCGCTAACGGAATTTCCACCGGGCAGGATGTTTCCACTGGTAACACGGAAACGGAAATCCGGGTTGACGGGCTGATTGAAGCCAAGTTCACCGTTAAGGCCCAGTACTGGCCCAAGGCGGCTTGGATTTTTCACCGGGACGCGGTGAAACAGATTTCCAAACTCAAGGACGGAGAGGGACGCTACGTTTGGAACCCGGCCGGGATACAGAACATGCAGGTTGATACCCTGTTGAATAGGCCGGTCAAGATGTCCGAATATGCGCCCAACACGTTCACCACCGGGCTTTATGCGGGCATCTTCGGCGATTTCTCTTTCTACTGGATTGCCGATGCGATGAACCTGACAGTCCAAAGATTGGTGGAACTTTACGCGGCCACCAACCAGGTCGGATTTATCGGGAGATTGGAAAGCGACGGAATGCCGGTTTTGGAAGAGGCGTTCGCGCGGGTTAAGCTTGCTTAACAGTTCGCTTAATAATACGGGGGGCGGGAAATAAAACTCCGCCTCCCGAAACCCAAATAGGACGGATACAATGCCCAAAGTTTGTAAGGATGGCAGGATTTGGGGACAGACCAATAAAGAAGCCGGAAGTCACTTGGGTATTAAAACCGGCAAAAAAACGGGGAAAGAAAATTATATCAAAAAAGGGTATAACCCAAATTCTATTCCTAACGGCCCCTGGCGCAAAGGTAAAGAAGCACCAAATTGGAAGGGTGGGATTACTTTTTTAAGTTGTTCCATTCGCCATCTGCTGGAATATAAACTATGGCGCCACAAAATTTTTGTTAGGGATGGTTTTGCCTGTGTAGAATGTCACAAAATCGGCGGAAGGTTAAATGTCCATCACATCAAATCTTTTGTGCAAACACTGAAAGAAAATCACATTACAACTATTGGGGAAGCACAGATGTGTAAGGAATTATGGGACGTAAATAATGGCGTTAGTTTATGCAAGAAATGTCATAAACTAACTACAAATTACGGAGGAAGAACCTCCGTGAAAGGAGACAGATGTTAAACCCAAGTAAGGATTTAATGATTACCAGAGTTATGAACGCGGTGGCCGCCGGGACCGATGACACCCAGGAGAGCACAGCCCTGGATATGAGCGGATGGGACGGAGTCGTTTTCATCGCGTCCTTTGGAACACTCACCGGATCTGCGGTAACTGACATTCGGGCACAGGAGGGTGCTACATCCACCCCGGCGACAGATCTGGCGGGTACCAAGATTTCGCTCACGGCAACTACGCATAACAACAAAGCGGCGGTCCTGGATATTTTCCGGCCACTTCTGCAGTATATCCGCTGCCAGGTTACCCGGGCAACAGCCAATGCGGTTATTGATGGCATAATCGCCATCCAGTACCGCGGGAGAAAGGCGCCGGTTACCCAGGGTGCAACGATCGCCAGCACCGAACTTCACGTGTCGCCGATTGCCGGAGACGCCTAATCAAAATTCGGTATATCCGGATGAGATAGGCAGGAATAGAAAATAGGGGTCGGTCAAAGCGGCCGGCCCCGCAAAGGGAGGTATAACGTGGGAAAACAGAATAAAGTATTGCTGCTCCTGGCGGCAATCGGTCTGGCTCTGGTCGGTACTCTTTATGCCGCATCCGGCTGGATTACGAATGTCCATATGGAGCAGGGCGGCGATCAGTTGACCGTTGAAAGCGGCGGTATCGTGGAATTTAAAAGCGGTGGGCTCCAGAAACTATCTTCTCAAACGCTTGAGATTACAGACTCCGACACCGATTTGACACTGACAGCGGCGTACAGCGGGAAGATAACTACCAATTACGGCGCAGCGGGAAATCGGACATTTACGCTTCCAACCGCCGCGGCGGGTATAGTGATTGATGTTTTGCACACCGATACCGATAACCTGAAGGTGGTGAAGTCCGGCAGTGATACTATCTTGGGAACGACCAATAACTCTCTGGTAATTTCTGCTGGGACTCTTGGCGGTTCTCTCCAGTTGGTATCTCCGAGAGCGTTACAGTGGGTTATTGTTGGTCGGGAAGGAACTTGGACTGATACCACAGTTCTTCCATAGGGGAGGTAAAACAAATGGTTGAAGTTAGAATGAAGACTACGATGGCCGGACCAGACATATCAGTTACCGCCGGGAATTTCGTGTTGCTTCCTGCCGACCGGGCGAAGGCCCTGATTAATGCCGGATACGCAGAAGTGGTTCCCGATGAACCAGCCCCAAAAGTTGAAACCGCAACCGCGGAGAAGCGGGAAAAGGCGGTATTGCCCCAGGTGAAGAAACGTAGAAAGAGGTAAAAGAAAACTATGGCCATAAAGATTAAGACCGCACCAGTGAAAGAGCCCCTTACCCTGGCGGAGACCAAGAGCCATCTGCGCGTTGAGGTAACTGATGATGACGTGTTGATTGGTCTCTTAATTACCGCGGCCAGGCGTCATGTGGAGAATATTTGCAGCCGGGCCCTGATTACGCAGACCTGGCAGATGTTTTCCGATGCGTTCCCGGCCAGCGGAGAGGCAATAAAGGTGCCGCTGCCGCCGCTCGTGATCGCAAGCATTACCTACATTGACATCAATGGGGCCACGCAAGACCTGGCACCCAGCAAATACACGGTTGACGCAAAGAGTGAACCGGCCCGAATCAAGGAGGCATATAACGAGACCTGGCCGGCCACCCGGGAGATTATGAACGTGGTGACCGTTGAATTCACCTGCGGATATGGGGATGACGAAACAGACGTTCCCGAACCAATTCGCCAGGCGATGTTGATGTTGATAGCACACTGGTATGAAAATCGGGAGGCGGTAACCATAGGCGACATTGCCAGGGAAACACCGCTTGCCATTGACTCACTGCTGACTAATTACAGGATTATAACGGAATTATGAGAATAGGACTTTTGCGCCATCGGGTTACGATTCAGCGGCTCAGCAAATATCAGAACGAAATGGGCGAGGAAGAGCCGAAATGGACGAACGTCGCAACCAGATGGGCGAGTATAGAGCCAATCTCGGGCCGGGAGTACTTCGCCGCACAGCAGATAAATGCGGAGATTACGCATCGGGTCAAGATGAGATACCTGGAAGAAATGGGAAGCACGATGCGACTCCTTTGCGGAACCAGGATATTTCAGATCGAAGTTTTGATTAACGTAGAAGAACGTAATCAGCTATTGATAATTCTTTGCACCGAAAAAGCGGACTGATGGGAACTCCAATAAGAGTTACGATTAGGGGCGGGGCGGAAATGAACCGGAGAATACAGCAGCTGACGAGCAAAATGGGGAAGGCCGCCCTGGTAGAAGCAGTCAAGGCCGGCGCGGAGATTATCCGAGTAGACGCATCGGCCCGGGCGCCAAAAAAAACCGGATTCCTGTCAAAGCATATTGATAAGAGAGTTTCCGAAAGAAAGACTGGTCAGGTAACCGTAGATGTCGGGCCGACGAAGAAGGCCTGGTATGGTTTATTCCCGGAGCTGGGCACAAAACATTTCCCGGCGAGTCCGTATCTGCGCCCGGCAATTGACGAAAATCAGGACCGGGTAGTCGCCGCCGTAAAGTCCAGGTTAAACCAGGAATTAATCAAGGTCGTAGGAAGGTAAAAAATGCTGATTGAGACAGCGCTGTTCGCGTATCTTTCCGAATACACGGGGCTGGTGGGGAAAAGAGTTTATCCTTTAAAGCTGCCCCAAAAACCTACGCTGCCGGCGATAACATACCAGAGAATCAGCGGACCGCACGTTCACAGCCACAACGGTATCTCCGGTCTGGCGCGACCCAGGTATCAATTTACCTGCTGGGCCGAAAAGTATGCGGATACCAAGGCAATTGCTGAAACGTTGCGCATAGCCTTGGACGGATATTCAGGAACTATGGGCGGGGTTGGTGGAGTAAATGTAAGCGGGATTTTAAGTGAAGGAGACGGGGATATCTACGACCCGGCCACCGAACTTAACGGCGTTTGGCACGATTTCTTTATCTGGCATGAGGAGGCAAAAGAATGAGTAAAAAAAAGAGTGTGGCCGAATCTCGGCCCAAAGAAAAAAAAGAAGAGATCCAACGACCGGCAGAGGAGAATTTGCCGTATACGGTCGGGTCCTGGAAGGGCATAGAGCAGTACCGGTGCAAGAAATGTCCTTTTGACACTTTAAATCTTGTTGATATGCAGGCGCATATTAGCAAGAGGCATGCACCACCTCCGGGCCAGATAGTAGATAGGTTCGGAAATAAATTAACGTAAAAGGAGGAGAGAAATGTTGAAAAGAATGTTTTTGATGGCGATGTTGCTGGTTATGGTGTTAGTTTACGCAACCATGGCGTCGGCT